AAGATGGTTGTCGTTACTGAAGTGATACCGTACTGAGTGGTAGCACCAGCATATGGCATGCCGTCTTGACGATTAACTGCTTGAAAACCGTATGGAGCGCTTACTGTTGGATAAGCCATTTAAATACTCCTAATTAATAAAAAGTTAACTATTACCTTTACCAAAACTTACCGTAGACTTACGCTCATTAAAGAGTGGCATCCTTGGGTCATTCTGGCGCATAAAGCTATTGTCTACAGCTCTCGTTTGAGAATCAGTTAAATTTTGGTAATGTTCATTACGTTGGTTAACCAATTCTGTAGGAGTTTTGCATAACAATAACCCACCGATCTCAATGTTGTCTTTAAAACGACTATTGGGATCCATTAACAGTCCAAACTTCGGTTGCTCTTCGATTCTTACTGGCTCCCAACCTTCTCTTATTTTGGAAGATAAGTTGCGTGGGTCAGCTTGACCGTTAGTAGCTACACGAATCCATCTGTAAGAAAAGCCAGCTTGTTTGTCTGGTTCAGGTAACAACTCAGGCGCTTGCCACTGTTTAGGACGTTCTGCTTGAGTTCTTGTTGCCACTTCTCTTGGTGTTCTTGAATTTTCAGCCATTTTGGGACTCCAATTTAGTTAGTTCACGAGCATACTGCTCTGGGGTAAGTTTGAATTTCTTAGCCAAATTAAGTTGTCTTTGAGTCAAAGTAATCTTCTTTGGGGATGTACTTCTGGTCGCTGGAGCAACAACAGTGCTTGGTTTGCTAACCTTAGCAGTGTTTTTGGACACTGTATTTTCAGAGGTTTTGGACTCTGATTGTTCCTCAAATTTCTCTGGGAACCGTCTACGCATCTCTGCGTCAATTGAGTTGAAGTAGTTGTCAGAGCCAACTGGCACGCCTTCTACTTGCAATCTTCTATGAACACCCATTGCTAGGTAGCTCATATCTTGATCAACACCGTACCAGCTGTTTTTGTCCAGCCATGCTTGGGTTTTTGGATCCAAACGTTGCGGTTGTTGACTTTGTACATCATTTTCTTCTTCTTGTAAAGTATTTTCAAACTCAGGCTTGTAAGCTTCTGCCTGGGCAGATTTAAACTTAACATCTGTGAGTCGCTCTTGAGCATCAGCCAAACGATCTGCATCGCCAGAGTCATAAGCATCTTTGAACTCTTTTTTGGCATCAGCTAACTCACGTTCTAGCTTTTCTTTATGGTTAGAGACCAAAGTCTTTTCACCGTCAGAAAGCCTGCCCTTAAGCCTTTTGTTCTCTTCTATTAGTAACTGTGCAACACGAACAGCTTCAGCTTGTTCAGCTGCGGCATCTTCTTTTGCACGGCGTTCATCATTCCAGACCTTTTTGAGTTGTTTCAAACGCATCTTGGCTTTTTCAGAATACTCTTCAAGCTCATCCTGCTCTAGCTCGTCAACAATATTCTTAGGCATTGGGGCTGCATTTTGGCGATCTTCCTCTGGAGTATCGTCAATAATCTCAACTTCAATGTCATCTTCCACGGGTGCTAAAGCCTTTTTTTCAGCTTCAATCTCGTCTGGGAACTTAAATTCTTCTTCAAATTTTGGCATATACCCTCCTAAACACGAGTAATTCCGCGTGGGTCTTCTACAATACCCTCAACAGAATCATCATTTATTAAACGGAATTCACGACCGTGAATCTTTAAACGTGTACCAGAGTTTGGTCTGGCCAGAATAAAATCACCAACTTTGCACCATGGGCCGTTAGGGAAACGAGCCTTATCGGTGTAGCAGTCAGGACCCAGCTTTACAACAAAAAACACTGTAGAAAGAATTTCTTCAAAGTGCATTGTTGTGTCTGCCTTCAAAATGCCACTTTCATATTCCTTTTCTTGATCAGGAATAGCGCATAGGATGCGGTAGCCAACAGGTTCAGGGAGTTGCTTTGCTTTTTCTTCTGCTGTTTGAGGCAGAGTTGTTACTGCGTTTACATCATCGGGGTTTGAGCCGATAAGGATTTCACTCATTCGAGTTCTCCAATCTTTGTTTGAGGTCTACTATGGTTAAACATGCAGCTTCCAGACCTCTTAGCTGGCCACATGTGTACTTATATTCCTCGTAAGACTGACAGTTACCAGAAGATAATGCTTGTTTGAGCATATCCATACGGTCTCTGTTTTGGTCTAACAAGTAATCAAGATTTTGGTCAATCATCATTCACCCTTTTTGGTAGGTTTGGATTGGTCTGCTATTTCCTTGCCAATCTTGAATCCCTCAACTTGTTTTTTGAACTGGAGTTCTTCACGATCAACAGCGGTTTTAGCGCCGATTTGCATACCAGCAATACGCTCTTGCGAGGCGATGCGTTCTTTTTCAACCTTGATTTGGTCAGCTTTGGCTGATGCCTCAAGGACGTCTTTCTGCTTCTTACGCAACAATTCCTGTTCTTCCAATTGCTGTTCTTTGATTTGCATTTGGATAACTGGGTCTTGGGCGGCTTGCTGGGCTTGCTGTGCTGCAATTTCATTTTGGTTACGTTGCAACAACATGTCGGAAGCTTGGCTTGCCATACGGGAAACCTGTACTTCCATTTCTTTCGGAATACCTTCTTGGTCTTCGTCTTCTGGCAACGGCATACCAATGAGTTGTTCCATTTGTTTCTTGTACTCAAAGCCCAAGTGTTCGTTGATATGAGCCAACATAGCTGCCTGGATTGCTTGAGCGTTCGGGTTTTGACCGACAATTGCTGCAATCTTCGGATCTTTCATGGCGTTCATATGCACTTGGATATGAGCTTGATGGTCTTGATAATAGAAAGCCTTGATAGGCTTCATGTTCAAGGCGTTCATGTTCTCTGTAATTGGGTCTTCTGGTTTCTTGTCTTCTTCTAGCTTGACAAGTTTTTCAGCGTTCTTAATACCCAATACTTCTAACATTTGGCGGTGCAACTTAGCCATGTCGTATAGCTGTGGGGCTTGCTGGGCTAACTGTAAAACCGCTTGATACTGAACAACCTTCTGTGACATTGTTGCAGCATTAGGATCTGACACAGGGATAACGTCCACATTGTCATAATCAGACTGCTTTGCCAATCTAGAGCCTTCATCTGGCTGGTAGCTGTATTCTTCTGGGGTGTAGTCACGAATGATTCCTTTTAATAGCTTTAACTCTTGTTTCATTGAGTAATGAACACGAGCTTGAACAGCTGACATCACCTTCAATGTACGCTCAAGGATGGCTAAGGTCGTTCCAACTGGTGAGTTGGCTGACATGTCGCTGATCTTCAAGTCCGCAGCTGATGCAAAACGGCGGCCTTCATCCACAATCGTATTCATCAAGTTGTATAAAACTTGGCTTGGTTCTTTGTATGGAAGAGGCAATAAGTTATCTTTTAGTGTGCCAGATGGTACGTCTACATCACGGAATTCGCCTGGAGCAATCGGGGTATCGTCCCCTTTGACTCGCATACCACGGGTTTTAAAGCCGCCTGGTAAGTTACTTAGAGTACCAGCATCAACGAGCTGGCGAATAATAGAGGTGCCTGACTTAGCAAAAGCGCCGATGAGATGAATAAGACCGAAACAATAAAAACCAAAACCAGGCACGTAACCATAATGAACAAAATGTTGTCTCTTTTGTTTTGTGGAGTCATCTGGGTTCCAGTTTCTTCGGATTGAGAGAACAGTTTGTGTTCCCTTTTCAATGGTTACTACGTAAGGTAGGGCAATACCTGTTGGTTCACCGTCATCATCAACATCTTCGTAGCCTGGCAAATCCAAGTCTACGTGCATTTCTAATAATTTAAAGCGGTCGTCCGTTGATGCACGGAATCCCATCTTTTCAGCAATCTTTTTCTCTACTTCGTCCATGGTTAGGACTGGATCGCCTAGGTCTACGTCACGGTAAAATCCTGCAACTTGTAAACGGCGCAATTCATTGCCAGTTTTACGCATCACATGGGTCACACGCTCGGCTGTTTCTAGGTTTGATGCGCCATAAGGGACAATGATGTCCTCAGCTGGTACATAAATAGAAACTTGGCGTTCCATGTGTGGGTCGTAATACACTTTTTTGAACGCATTACCTGAAAGTCCCAAGCCCCAAACCATTCTTTCGTGTTCTGGGCGGTATTCTGGCATCACATCTGTGATTTGGTAGTTCATGTCAGCCTGAACTCGCTTGGCTGCATCCATTTTTTCTGGCGTTTCTTTGCCGACAATCACAGTTCTTACTGGACCGCTGGCTGGAAGAGTCTCCATCACAGTTTCAGCTTGGAATTTAACCAATGCTTCGCTCAATAATGGGTGGTAAACGCCACAAGCACCTTCCCATGGATCGGTTCTTTCTTCAATTTTCATACCTAACAGCTCTAAGCCGTCAACGTATGTCTGAATCCAGTCTTTTCTAGAGCTGATGTCAGAGTCAACGTCACCAATTAAGTCATTGGCTAATGTTGATAGAGTCTGACTGTCTATGTCTTCAGCCAAGTTCTTGTCAAACTCGGCTTCTTCTTCACGAATTTCAATCTCTAAACCATCTATGGCAATTTTTACTGCCTCAGGGTCTTCAATCTCAATCTCAATTGCTGGCTCTTGGTCATTAATTGCCTCAAGTCCCTGTGGTAGCTGGTATAAACCTTTATCAAATGACATATGTTTCCTTAGTAATATGCAACTTTGCGTCTGAAGTGAACAGGATCGTCTACTTCATCAGTCTGTAATCGTAAAAAGCCGCCTTTTCTAAATCTAATCAGCGCTTGAGTTGATGAGTCAACCAAGTCATCGTGATCTGAATTTGGGAAAGCAGCCATCTCTTCCATCACTTCTTCCGCCCATCTAGTACGTGGACACCATATCTTGCCAGATGCAAATAAGTCTGATACGGAGTTTACCCTTGAAATCTTATCATTACCACGGGTTGGTGTAAATTCTTGTACGGGAATACCCATCCTTCTTAATTCAAATATCAATGGCGCACCAGATGCTTTTGCTTCCACAATGAACGCATCAGGTTCCCATTCCTTGTAATACTGCATGGCTCGCTCTTTTAACTCTGGGAACTCTAGCCGTTCTTTAAAGGCGTCCAATAAAATCACATGGGGATCATCTGGATTCTCGTCTTTATAAAAGACCCCCCATGTCGTGCAAGCAGAATAGTCCGACCGTTCATTCTTAGTAAACGCTGTATCCCATGACTGGATGATAAAGTCGCATGGCGGCGGTTGTTCTTTTTCCCACATTTGCCACCACTCTCTTTTAACAATCGCACCCGCTTCAGATGTAGGAGATTGTTGGTATTGAGCTGACCACTTAGAAACAGGCAATTCATTGCGTAGTTTGAC